TCAAGAAGACCTGAACGAACATACATTTCTATAGTAAGTTCATCATTAGTTTTTCCTGTTGGCATCGTGTAACCAGGTCCTGGTCTTGTATAGTCAATTTCTGTATCTATGTTTCTACCTGGTATGTTCACATCAGAAACAAGAAAAGGAAAATCCTTTGGTATTTCCTTAAGTACTTTATCAGAATAATCTCTCGAATCAGGAACGACAGATGAGATTATTCTGTTTGCCTGGTCCAGAATCGAAGAGCCATTGTTAGAACCTTGTATAGAACCCGTCAGTGTTGCTGGTGGATAAATGTAAAAGATAAAGTTACTAGTAGAAGCAGGACCACCTAACCCATTAATGTTTGCTCTAAATTTTGTTAGATTAAACTGGTCTCTAGGACCTAATAGTGAATTTACTATAATACTCATTTTGAGGAATCACTCCAAACTTTGTTTTTACTTGCTTTTTTGAATTGTTCTAACGGCAGCATCATAGCATTATTCCATTCAATTGATTCTATTTCTATAAAGTTTGACTTTACGTGTTTCCATAGATAACGTTTAAATGCTGGATTAAATAGCTTAAATTTTCTTGTTGATTTTAAAATATTGTATGATAATTTTAGTCTAGTTTTTCTGTCATATTTTTCATCTGATACTAGATCATATAAAGCATCCATGAGAACTGCTCTTTGACGTGGATGCAAATAATGCAAGTTAATGCCAAAGAAACCTCCCTTCGCAGAATCGACCATAAAAATTAAAGGATATACGTCATAATAAGGTAAGGTTTCTTTGTGTTTCGGGTCGTAGGAAAAGAAATACATTTTACCTATTTCAGGTCTCATTACTGAGTGCGATGTTCTTTTACCAGCCGAAACTTCTTTTGCTTTACCTTTTAACCAAGTAAAGGCACTTTTTGCTGATGCTTTTACATTGGATGTACTAATTCTATTAAATAAATTTCCGAATATGTTTGCCATGTATGTATTTAGGTAAGGTGATCCTCAGTTAATATTACAAATTCTATGCCTATTTTTTTACAGTATTCATTTGCTGCTTCCCATTTAGCCGAATTTACCGCAAATGTTGCTGATTCTCTCAAATATGATAGTGTAGGTTTTCCTTTTGATGTTGTTTTCTTTTTTGGTGGTACTGTTTGCCCTTTTGGTTTTACTTCTATTAACCTTGTTTTTTTAGTTCCGTCTTCTGAAATATATTTTACTAAAAAATCTGGATAGTACTTATGCCATTTTTTATCTACCGGGGAATAATAAGGAATTACTGTTTCTTCGGATGACCAACCAATAACATTTTTACTACCATCACAATATTTCATAAAGTTTCTTTCCCACAAACTTCGATAAATAATGTTAGAAGAATTACCTATATATTTATTTGGGTTTTTCGGTTTGTATGTGCCTTTGTATGCCATTTTTTAAATTTATTTATAATTACTATATGAAATTTCCTAAGTTAAAAATACCTCCAAAATTATCTAAACTCGGTACTAATGTAGTTAAGTTTCGAAATAGGGTTCAAGAAGAACTGTCTGGGTTTGATGCACTATCTAACCCATTAACTCCAGCACGAACTAAAGGTCTTGGTATAAATGCTTATGAAATGCCCTTCGGTGCTAGTAATTTCCCTCATTTAGAAATAGTCTCACGAATCAATAAGACCAATAAAAAAGAAGATGTTACTTTGTATGACACAAAGACCGCAAATATATATGTGCTACCCTTTCCTATATCGGGATTTACCGATAACTTGAATATGTCTTGGAGTTCTGCTAAATTAGGCCCTTTATCTATGTCTATAGTGGAATCTTCTAAGAGTGCAATCACAAATTTATTAGAAGGTAAGTCTAAATTAGCCGATTTAGATGATACACTGGCTGGACTAAAAAGTAATGATGTAATTGGTAAATTAGGACAAGCAACAGCAATTAATGTTCTAAAGAGTTCTGAGGGCATTATAGGTGTTAATCTTTTAGATGCGTATCAAGCCTCAAATAATATAGCAATAAACCCAAATGAAGTTCAGTTATTCGAAAGAGTTAACTATAGAACTTTTAGTTTTGAGTATAAATTTATGCCAGCATCGGAAAAAGAAGCACAAGAACTCATAAAAATGATAAAACAGTTAAAAATAGATTCAATACCCGGTAAAGATGGAGCTTATTTTCTTACAATACCTAGCATTTACAGTTTAGAATTTAAGGGAAGTACTGGCGAATCATTATCAGACAAATATGGAAAAATCATGGACTGTGCATTGACTCTAATTGAAGTTCAATATAATTCAGGCGCCGGAAATACATTTCACCGTGGAGATTATCCAAATGATATTATACTAAGTTTGGGCTTTACCGAAATAGATTTACTAACGAAAGAATCTTTTAATTAATAAAATAATGTCCTTTTCTAATTACTTCAAGAATCATCCTACAATAACATATAACAATCAGATAGTTAGTAATATACTATCAAAAATTATGTTCCTGGATAAAACTATAAATGAAACTAGTATTCTTTATGATTACACCATAAAAGAAGGAGAAAGACCTGATATACTAGCCAATAAATTTTATGGAGATTCAAAATATGACTGGATTCTTTTAGCTATAAATAAAATATACGATATTTATACCCAGTGGCCTTTATCTAACATACAGTTAGAGGAAAAAATTAATTCTAAGTATGGCTCTTTTTCTGCTGCTAATTCATTCGTAGATCACTATGAAGACCTCGATGGCGATATTATAGATGAAAAGGAATATTTTAGATTAGCACCAGGTCTCAGAAAATTAATAACTGGCTACGAATACGAAGTAAAAGAAAACGATAGAAAAAGATCTATTAAATTAATTGAGGATTCTTATATACCTCAATTAGATTATGAACTCAACTTAATAAGAAATAATGTCTGATACCTCAATACAAGAAAATAAACTGCAAATACTTAAATTAGTAATAGAATCATTTGATGGCAAAAAGAAAATTGATGTATCTCCTTGGTATCTTGGATTAATCCTAAATGAAGATATTTACTCTTATTTTGTTACTGGTGGTATTATAATAGCAGAAACAGTTGGTCTAATTTCATCATTACCTATAATGGGCGAAGAATTTGTTAGAATAACTTTTCGACAAGAAGGTTTCGAAGAAATACATGAGCGAGTTTACTTTATTTCATCAATAACAAATCGCCAGAAAGAGGCTCGGAATGTTGACTCGTATATAATAAACTTTATAAGTTTTGAATATTTTTCTGGTATAACAAATAGAGTATCTAAATCATTCGTAAATAAATCAGGAAAGGCTATTCTTGAATCTATTACAGCAGATATAATTGATAAAAAAGATTTTCAACAGGATAGTGAGGTAATGAACTTAATTATACCTAACATTACCGTAAATAAAGCAATTACTTTTATATTGAAAAGATCTTTAAATTCTTCTTCAATACCCGATTTTGTTTTTTATCAGTCAATCATGGACAATAAGTTTAACTTTAAATCCATTTCAGCCCTCAAAGAAAATACAGAAAACAAAACACTGCTCTATATACCTAGAGAAGACAGTAAGCCTACAGAAGAAAACTGGTCTTATTATACTGTTTTAGAAGAAATAAATAGCGATATTAGAGATAATACATCAAACTATGTTTCCGGTACTTACGGGCAAGTAGAACATTATATCGAAAGTAAATCTAAAAAATCTGTGGTGTCTTTATTTGACATGAAAGAAAAAAGAGATAATTTTTCTAGACTAAATAACCATAATACATATACAGATTCTTGGGCGGAATCGTTGACTTCTCCTTTATCTAAATATACAATAACCACAATGGGCCAAAAAGATAACAAGCAATCTTGGGCCGATAAGAGACAAATGGTCCAAAGTATTCTTGAATCTCATATAGTTACGGTAAAAACTATCGGGTATTTACATTATAAAGTCGGTGAAACTATTTACTATAATCGACAAGCAACAAATGTAGAAATGGGTTCAGATGAGTATTCAGTGGACAAATACCTCACAGGAAAGTATTTAATTGCTGCAGTAAAACACGAAATAACTCCATTAACATTTCACACATATCTAAGACTAGTAAAGGATTCAAATGAGACCGTATAACAATATTTTTTTTCATGGCGTAGTAGAGGACCGAAATGATCCGGAGTTATTAGGTAGAATTAAAGTTCGTTTTTTTGGTGTACATTCCCCAGATAAGCAAGATATACCAACCGAAGATTTAGTATGGGCTACTGTTTTATATCACGGTAACCAGGTTTTTCCTCTATATGAAGGTACTTGGGTTGTCGGTTATTTCGAAGACGAAGATTTACAATATCCCGTAATTTTAGGAAAAACTTTAGGGAATCATACCGAAAAACCTTCATCTGATACGGGATTTTCCGATGATGGAAAAAGTATAGATGATAGACCAAAAGAAATATCTTCGAGAACCATAAACGAAGACGGTACTGGAAGTACATTCAGCGAAGAAAGGCCTGCAAGGTACCCGAAATATGTAGGAGAATCCGAAATATCTAGATTGGCTAGAAATGAAAAAATTGAAGAAACTATAGTCGAACACAAAAAAAACACCATAGCACTAGAAATTCCAACAGCAGCAGCAGAAGTTGGAGCTATAGGAACAGCATGGAATGAAATAGAAACTCCTTATAATTCTAAATATCCTTATAATCATGTTAGAGAATATGAGTCGGGCCATGTTTTAGAAGTAGATGATACTCCAGATGCTGAAAGAATACACGAATTTCACCGCTCAGGTACATTTAAAGAAATTCATCCCGATGGTTCATTAATATCTAAAACAGTAAATGATAAAACAGATATTACAATAAAAGATAAAAGAACTGTTGTATATGGTAATAATTTTTCTTATATCCAGGGATCACAGAATTTATTGACTACAGGAAAAACTAATGAGCAATATAATGATGATTATTTAGTTATATTTGACACAAATAGTTCTACGAAAATAGGTGGTAATAAAACCGAATATATTTCTGGTAACTTTGGATTAGCTGCACCTGAAATTACATTAGCAGGAAAAGTTCATTTAGGAGCCACGAGTGTTTCGGAGACTGGCGTTGGTACACATACGAGTGAAGAACCTGTAGTAATGGGCGATAAATTAGTTGTATTTTTAGATTCTTTATTGACTTATATAGATTCACATATACACCCAACACCCGTAGGACCTAGCGGACCTCCTATAATTCCAGTAAGTACATCAACAGTACCTATAAAGCAACAATTATCCCAATTATTATCTGAAATAGTAAGTACTCAATGATTAGTTATTTACCAAATCCAGTGGTTCCAAGCTTCGGTATTATGGTCGAAGCGTATTTAGAAAAAGCACGGAATTATTCTTTCACAGGACCTGCTGATGTTGCTGGTACAATAGGAAGTAAATACCATGAATGTATAGTTGGCGGCGGCGATCCTTTACTGAATCCCATTATAACTGGAAATTTAGGTGGGCTAATAGCAGGATTAACTTCAGCGTTTACGGGTAATAAATCAAACTCGGAGTTCGAAGGTTTATTAACTGATTCTTTTAATGCTTATTGGGCATCTGTTGTTTCTGCTGGCTTTTTATTGCCTCACGCCCCAACAGTATCTGGTATAAGTAATATAGTTGTAGCACCGCTTGTGGGTTTGATTGGTGTAGTTGATGTAGAAGAAGGAATACCACCATATCCAGATTTTCCATTTTTTCCTAATACTATGGCATCAATCCTACATAATCATTGTCTTGCAATAACTGGAACTTATACTGGATTAGTTCCAGGTACACCACCAGTACCTACTCCGGTACCTTGGTCCGTATATGCACCTTTATAAATACTTGTATGAATATTACACAATACAGAGATTTAGATTTTAATTTTAGGCCTCATCCTGTAACTAAGGATTTAGCTATAATTAAAAATGAAAATGCCGTTAAAAAATCGGTATCAAACCTACTAAGAACTAGGTTTTTTGATAGAGCATTTAGACCTGAACTAGGTTCGGGGATTTATAATGCTCTATTTACACAGTCCGGTATGATGGCAGAAAAGGTAATAATAGCAGAAGTGCAGCAAGTTCTGTTAAAATACGAGCCGAGAATTATTATAAACGAAATAAAGATACGTGAATTATCAAGCGAATTGGGCTATAAGGTATCTGTTACCTTTTCCCTTATAAATAATTTTAATGATATAACTGTAGAAGTATTACTTAAACAAATTACCTAATGGCAAATAATTCAATCTCAGGAATTTCTTTAGAAGAAATAAAACAGAATCTAATTACGTTTTTAGAAACTAAAACAGAATTCGATGGCTTTGACTTCGAAGGATCTAATATGTCTATACTATTAGACCTATTATCTTATAATACATACTATCAGCAATTTTATGTGAATATGCTTTCGAGTGAAATGTTTTTAGAAACATCACAACTTAGAAATTCTGTGGTCAATCATGCAAAAAAATTAGGCTATTTACCCACATCAAAGAGAGGGTCCATAGCAAGAATAAAAATCTCGGTAACTGATACAACAAGCCCACAAAGCATAGTACTACCAAAATATACCAAATTAAAGACAGAATTTAACGGTATTGCTTATCCTTATTTCACAACTGATTCTTTTATACTATCAAATATACCTGGAACTAATAGGTATGAATCGGAAAATATATTTATAAAACAAGGAAAACTATTTAATCATACATTTAATTCAGTAAATGATATAATTTTACCTAATTCCGATGTAGACACTGAAACCATATCAGTTAAAGTTTTTGAAAATAATTCTGATACAGTCGGTTCCATATTTACAAAAGCATCGGATTTAATGAATGTTAATTCTACATCAAATGTCTATTTCATAAATGAAACTGATAATTTAAAGTATAGTATAACATTTGGCGATGGTGTTTTAGGTGCCTCAGTATCAGCGCCTAATATAGTGGAGATACGATATGCAACATCTTTTGGTTCAGACTCGAATGGTGCTAATATTTTTACGCTGACAGAAGATATAGGCTATAATACTTTTACTATAACTACATTAGATAATGCAGCAACAGGTTCCGATATTGAAAGTGTGGAATCTATTAAGTATTTTTCGCCTAAGATTTATCAATCGCAAAACAGATTAGTAACAGCCAAAGATTATGCGTCAGCAATACAAAAGGAATTTCCTAATTTTAACAGTATTAAAGCATGGGGTGGTGATGAAAATGAACCGCCAGCATACGGCAAAGTTTTCATCTCTATAAAAACCGCTGAAAATAGTATATTATCTAATTCGGTAAAGCAGTTAATAATCGAAAGACTTTTGGACGCTAAAGGTATTGTTTCTATTACGGCTGAAATAGTGGATCCAGAATTTATATACATCAACATAAATTCAGAAGTAAAATATAACCCAAAAAATTCTAGTAAATCTTCGGCCGAGATAAAACAAGGAATTACCGATGTAATTTCTACTTTCTCTAGTAATACACTAGAAAAATTCGATGAAAATTTTCAATATTCTAGGCTTTTAGCTTTAATAGATAACGCAGATCCTTCTATAAGTAATTCAACATTCTCATATACCTTAAGCAAAAGAATAATCCCTAGACTAAACACATTTCAGTCTATAAATGTAAACTTCAATAATTCAATATACAGACCAAATATAAATTATGATGGTTCTATTAATTCTAGTAAATTTACCTATGATGGGTTTTCTGACTGTTATTTGACAGACCAGGATGGTAGATTAAAAATAATAAGAAAATCTATCAACAGCATATTTATACTAAATGATAATGTAGGTACGATAGATTACACAACTGGTAAACTAACTATAAATAGTTTGTATATTACCCAGTTTCAAGGAGATTATTTAGAAATTACTGTTCAGCCAGGAACATCAGATGCTGAATCTAAAAATAATCAGATTTTGCTTATTAATGATGATACTTTATCTGTAAACCTAATAGATATTAATTTTCCATTAATTAACGAAAGTAATATAGCACCAATATATTCCAACTTATGATAGATTTTACCGATAAAAAAATATCTGACTATATTAAAAGTCAATTACCGGAATTTGTTTCCGTCGAGAATGAAACCTTTGTGGCGTTCATTAAGGCTTATTATGAGTTTATGGAAAACCAGGCAAATGTATTGGATATTTCTCGAAATTTAGCAAATTATCAAGATATAACAAGAACTATAGATAGGTTTGTTGATTATTTTCTAAAAGAAATTGCTGATGGTATACCCAAAGAAATTGCTAGCGATAAGCTAAAATTAGCAATGTATGCAAAACAGCTATATAAATCCAAAGGTACTGAAGAATCATTCAAGTTCTTTTTCCGTTTAATCTATAACGAAGATATAGAACTTTATTATCCCAAAAACGATATTTTAAAGTTGTCTGATGGTGTTTGGATAAAAAATAAATTTATCAGGGTTTTAACTGATTCGAGATTATTTGATTCATTAGGACAAACTATTTCAGGCAGAAGAAGTTTAGCAACTGCGGTAATTGATAACGTATTAGTCCAAAAAATAGGTAATTTGGTTATAGCAGATATAACACTTATTAATATTTTAGGTAATTTTGAATTAGGCGAAACACTTGATTCTAAAACCGAAGACGGAGAAATTTTCCAGATTAGTCCTATGAATATAGTTTCCTCTATTGACGTAACTTCTGGTGGTCTTGGTTATACAACATCTGATGAAATTACGATAACAGATAATACTAATAATGGTCAATCAGCCATAGCACGTATAACTTCTGTTTCTTCTTTAGGTGCTATACGAAAAATAGAAATGATTAATCCTGGTGTAAACTATCCTATAGGAACCCAGGTAACACTACCAACGGGTGGAACTATAACTCAGGCTGCAAATTTAGTTCTAAATATTGGATATGTTGCTGAAACCATAGGTTCATATCAAGACACTAGAGGGCATTTAAGTTCTAATAAATATATTCAAGATTCTTTTTTTTATCAGGATTATTCTTATGTTATACGATCTGGGTTGGAAGTAAATACATATCGAAAACTAATAAAAAAACTCATACACCCATCAGGATTAATTCTTTTTGGTCAGGTATTGATACAGAAACTAATTAATATGTTTACGCTGTTTGATATTGAAACGAATACTATAGTTAGGTACTTCAATCAGGTTTTGGATTATACCGACAATGATGTAGTTTCCTTTGTTCAGTTAACGACACCTGTAAGATCTTATGTTACTATAAGCCAAAGTACTTCTGTTAATTCTTTCACACAAATTTCAGCTTTGAGTAGACAGGTAAGCATGGCCGGTCTTATAAGTGACTATGAGAATATAACACTTGCTGACGCTAGTAACCTTTCATTTGGACTTTTCATAACTAGACCTGATGTTTCAATTTATGCGTATCTTGGTTCTACTGATCTGGCAGTAGTAACAGATACCGATAGAAGTACTATATAAATATTTAAAATTACAAAAAAACAATTCAATGGCAGCAATAATTACTAAAAAGTTTAGAATTCATAATTCCAAACAACTAATAGAAGCATTTTCAGAAGCAGAAAGTGATAAAATTTATCTCTTTATCGGTAAAGTTAGTAACTGGCCTGATGAAGCTACAGCACCAACACCCACAGATTCGGTAATTGTTACTGATTATTCTCAATGGGATGATATGATAGCTGCTAAAAGAATAGGTTCGACTGACGTTTCACACGTAATACCCAGAAAAAACTGGACAACAGGAACCGCTTATGCGCAATACGATGCCGAAGCTACAAATTTATATTCTACTGATTTTTATGTAATGAATAGTAACTTTTACGTCTATAAAGTAATATCAAATAATAACGGTGCTAATTCTACTGTAGAACCTATTGGTTCTTCTACATCAGTTTTTGAAACCGCCGATGGTTACCTTTGGAAATTTATGTACGAAATTTCTGGTGCTAAGGCGCTTAAATTTATAACTCCAGCATATATTCCAGTTCAAACATTATCTACATCCGATGGTTCTAGCCAATGGAGCGTACAGACCGCTGCCGTTGATGGTTCAATCGAAAATATAGATATTATCAATGGTGGTTCTGGTTATAATCAGGTACTAAGTGCAGATGTTGCTACTTCTACTAATGCTAACACATTTAATATTTCTGTATCTGCTTCATCTGCTTCAGCAAATACCGATTTTTATGTGGGTGCTTCTGTATATGTAAATAGTGGAACTGGTGTTGGTCAATTGGGTACAATTTTGTCTTATACCGTAACCGGTAATAATGGTGTTATTGTATTAACAGAAAATCTAAATACTTCGCTGATTGCGAATGATTCAACTATTAAAATTTCACCGAGAGTTCAAATTGTTAGTCCATATACAGTTACACCACTTACTGCATATTCGGTTGTTACTAGTGGTGCTATTTCTAAAATACAGATATTGAATAATGGTGCTAGTTACGTAAAGGCTACTGCTACGATACCAATAGCGACTGCTGCTGTAGCCGCGGGTGCTGCTGGTTCAAACGCAGATATAAAACCAATAATTTCTCCTATAGGAGGACATGGATCTGATGCTACATTAGAACTTGGAGGATGGAACATAATGTTGAATTCTCGATTGGAATATGCAGAATCTGGCGATTTTACAATAGCAAATGATTTTCGTAAAATAGGTTTATTAAAAAACCCATTATTGAGCAATTCAGCTATAGCAACTGCTGTAACTTATGATTTTTCTACCACTATTGAATATAATAATACCAATTCTGCTTTTGTAGTGGATGAGGTAATTACTGGCGCTACTTCTGGTGCCACAGCAACAATTGTTGATGTAAACAGTAGCGATACGGAATTAAGAATCATAAATGTTTTGGGAGAATTCTCGAACGGCGAAACCATCCAAGGCGGTACATCAAGTGCCCAGGACACAATAACGGGAATAACAGCACCATTGCTTAAAAAATATTCTGGGGATGTTCTATATGTTGATAATAGAACAAAAATTGTTAGAGGCTTTGACCAGGTTGAAGATATAAAACTTGTTATACAGTTTTAAAATTATAAAACGAATCAAAATAGCAGGACAATTTGTTCTGCTATTTTTGTTTTAACTATGTATAAATACATAAAATTCAAATAAATTACAAAAAGATGCCAATACAAACGAATTTTAATACAAATCCTTATTTTGACGACTATAACGAAGAAAAGGATTTTCTTAGAATATTATTTAGACCTGGAGTAGCAGTACAGGCTAGAGAATTAACTCAATTACAATCTATCATACAAGGTCAAATAGAAAGGTTTGGTAACCATATATTCGAAGAAGGTTCTAATGTTCTCGGTGGTCAATTAACTATAGATTCAGAAGTTCAATACCTAAAATTATTCAGCACGTACGAAGCAAATGGTTCAGCCGAAGGTCCTGTAATAAATGTTTCGAATTTTATAGGCAAAACAATCACACAAAACGGATCAAATGCCACCGCAAGAGTAGTTCATGCTGTACCTGCCGCTGGGAACGATTTTGCTACTTTATACATCAAATCCATAAACTCTGGCGCTTTCAATGAAAATACAGCTTCTGTAGATGCTACAATATCATTTACTGAAACTATAGATTCTGCCGATGTTACCACAAGCGCTAGGGTTGGCGGCACCCAAACGGGAACTGGAATTACTATTCCTAGCCCAATTGGTACTGGTTCTATTGCGAGTATTGATGCTGGTGTATTTTATATAAATGGCTTTTTTACGAGGTGCGACTCCCAGACAATTGCACTAGATAAGTACGGAAATAATCCTACGTTCAGGATAGGTCTATCTATAACAGAATCTATATTAGATGAGTTTGATGATGAAAGTTTACTAGATCCGGCAAATGGTTCACCGAATTTTACAGCACCAGGTGCTCATAGGTTTTCTATATCTCTACTACTCGATAAAAAAACAACAGATTCTTTGGATTTTGTTGAACTTTCTAGAATAGATAATGGTGTTATACAGTCTCTGAAAGTAAATCCAATATACAGTGAATTAGGGAAACAAATTGCTAGACGTACATTTGATGAAAGTGGTAATTATACAACTAGACCTTTCAATATAAACCTACAACCTCATCCTACACTTCCAAGCACGAAAATAAGAGCAGCATTAGATAACGGAAAGGCCTATGTTCATGGTTATGAATATGAAACAACAGGTACTGAAGTATTAGATATTGATAGGTCGCTTGATACTAATTTAGTTACAGATCAACAGATTTATGTTCGGTATGGTAACTATACCATTATTGAGAATCCTACTGGATTATTTGATATTTCTACACAAGAAACTATAAACCTTTATTCAACAGCAAACGTACAAACAGCAACCCTTATAGGTACTGCTAGTGTTATTTCATATACGAATAACGATACCGATTCCATGAGAATCTATCTTCGTAATTTTAAGATGAATAATTTAGCATTTACTGCAAATACTGAAGCTATTGAAGGTGGTAATACTATAACATTAATAGGTTCTTCTAGCACAAATAATGCTTATAAAGGAATGACAATAGAAATATTGGGCAGAAAGCATAGAGTTTTAAGTCAATCAGGTGCTATATTGACCGTGGATGGCATATTAGCAGAAAATGGTACTTCTACGCAGGCAGTTACATTGTTACCTACAAGAAATAACGTTTCATTATTTGCAAGCTCAGATGGAAGTAAATTAGCATTAGTTTCAACGAAAGCAAAAGTTTCTGGGGTTTCATCAAATGAAACAATATTTAGCGAAACAAACCTAAATTCCTTGGTATTTCCTTTAAATGATACTTATGTAAAAACATTATCAGATATTTCTTATACTTATACTAAAAAAGGTTCCCTTACATTTAGCAGCGGTACAGGTCAATTATCAATAGCATCAAACGAAGAAGTATATCCAGGTACTGATACTATATTAGGTTCCGATCTAGAAAGAATAATAGTTTTTTCCGATAGCACAAATGTCAAGCAAGTTGTTACAAGCTGTAGTATTTCAGGTACGACAGTTACTGTGAATACAGCTAACACATCTTATGCTGGTGCTAGTACAATTATACTACCAGTTACTATAGCAAATGCAGACGAAAGATCTAAATCATTGTCTAATGCTAACACTTCGGCTGTTGTAACTGAAACGAATAATGCAACATTAACAAGAGGACAAAGGTTAATCAAGGTACCAAACAAAATTCCAGGTGTTTCTGAATCTCTTCTTGTTTCTGACGTTTTACGTATAAGAAAAATAATTGACTTAGGTTTAACTTCTATTGCTGCTGATTTTGATGTTGATGATGAAGCTACATGGACAGAATTTACTTCTACTGTCTATGAAGAATCAGCAGCTGATATAACGACAAATTATAAATTTGATAATGGCCAAAGAAATTATATCTACGACCATGCAAATATTACACTTATACAAGGAAGAAATATACCTACAGGACCTATATTAGTATTCTTTGATTACTTTGTACCCAATGCAAATCCTGGGTTTTTTAACGTAGATTCCTATTCTAGTGTTGATTATGAAGATATTCCCGTCTATATAGCACAAACTAGCGCAAATAGTATAAAATTATCGGATGCGATTGATTTTCGTCCAGTAAGAGATATAAATTCGACTGGTTTTGATGGTGGTGTCCAAGTTCCAGATCCTAGGTTCGTATTCACAACAACTTACGAAAACTATCTTTCTAGAATTGATAAAATTATTCTTACAAAAAATAGAAATTTTGAAGTTATAAAAGGTATCTCCAATGAAGATCCCCTGCCACCTACTGATCTAGATACGGGCATGACATTATACACTATATCTTTACCTCCATATACAGCAAACACAAATTTAATTACTGTTTCTAATACCGACAACAGACGTTATACGATGAAGGATATTGGTAAATTATCTAGCAGAATCAGATCATTAGAAACTAATGCAATTCTTTCGAAAATTGAAAGAGAAACATTAGATACTACGATATTTGACGATTTTGGCATAGAAAAATTCATCAATGGTGCATTGGTTGATAATTTCACAGGGCATTCTATAGGCGATGTAGAAAACTTAGATTATGATGTTTCTATTGACTTTTCAAACAGAGAAATGAGACCTCCATTTAAAGCAGAAGGTTACGCTCTCGACTACGATACTTTAACTAATATCTCGAATGTAAATGGATATACTACTATGGACTATACCATAGATGAATTTGTATCG